CAGCTGGTTTAGTAACAGTCCGTAATGCTGATGACGATGCAGATATTGGAACAATCCGTGTTCCTGCTGGTGGAGGAATTACAATTCACTTAGAGGTGGGACAAGGATTGCGTGGTGCGTCTACTATGAAGGCAACACCAATCGGAAATTCGGGGTACTAATATGAAACTTATCGCTGAACAAATCCAAGATGTAGAATACATCATCGAAGAGAAAGATGATGGAAAGAAAGACATGAAGATCAAAGGTATCTTCATGCAGGCAGACATGAAAAACCGTAATGGTCGTGTCTACCCAATGAACGTGTTAGCTAAAGAAGTTGCACGTTATAACAAAGAATTTGTTGCTGAAGGTCGTGCGTTTGGGGAACTGGGTCATCCAGAAGGCCCTACTGTCAATCTTGACAGAGTATCGCACATGATCACAAAACTGGAAGCGGATGGAAAGAACTTCGTTGGTGAGGCAAAACTCTTGTCTACTCCTATGGGGGAAATTGCGAAAGCACTAATTAAGGATGGTGGTAAACTTGGTGTCTCTTCAAGAGGCATGGGGTCTATCGAATCTAAAAGTGGTGCGAATTATGTGAAAGATGATTTTTATCTTGCCACTGCGGCAGATATTGTTGCAGACCCTTCTGCACCTCAAGCCTTCGTTGAAGGTATAATGGAAGGTAAAGAATGGATTTGGAACAACGGTATTCTACGAGAAGTAGATATCAATGGAATCAAAAATGATATAAATGAAGGTGTAAGACGTAGACAGTCAAATGTTTCCGCACTTGCCTTCGCAAAATTTATGTCAAAACTTTAATTATTATAAATATGATTATGATAAGACAAAACCAATCAAGGAGATCCCAATGTCAGAACTAGACAAGACAATTGAGGAACTAGAAGCGGAAGTCAACTTGGAGCTTGAAGAAGCGAAGAAACCAACTGACGGTGCCGGTAAAGGTGACTCAATGGAAAAGGCCGATGGGGAAGTAGAAGATTTGGGTAAAGCTGTTGTTGATCCAAAGTCAACGGACAGTGTTGGGAAGAAGGCAACTGCAAAAGTCGCTAAGGCTGCAGAACCTAAAGCTCAACAAACCAAAGAAGAAGCTGAACTAGAAGGCGAAGAGCTTGAAGAAGGTAAGATGACGAAGAAAGATACACTTGCTGCAATGTATTCCGAAATGGAAAAAATGAATGCAACTGATCTTAAAGCGTCATACGACAAGCTTATGAAGAAAGAAGAAGAAGAAGATGAGGACGATAAAGAAGAAGTAGAGGAATCTACTTTAGAAGATCGAATTGCATCTGTAGATGTTTCTGAAGATGTTAATGCACTAGTTAATGGTGAAGAACTTTCTGAAGAATTTAAAGAAAAAACATCCACAATCTTTGAAGCTGCTGTTAAATCAAAACTTCGTTCAGAAGTTAAGAGAATTGAAGAATCTAAAGTGCAAGAAATTGCAGAAGAAGTTGCTTCAGTACGCAGTGAATTGACTGAAAAAGTCGATGCATACATGAACTACGTTGTAGAAGAGTGGATGAAAGAAAATGAAATCGCTATTGAGCGTGGACTCAAAGGTGAGATCGCAGAAGACTTTATTTCTGGTCTAAAATCGTTGTTCGAAGAACACTATATAGATGTACCAGATGAGAAGTATGACATTTTAGGTCAACAGTCTACTAAGATTGATGAACTAGAAGCAAAGTTGAATGAACAAATCGAAAAGTCTGCTTCACTGAAAAGTGAAAAAGATGCATTGGTGCGTGAATCAGTTTTCGCAGAAGTCGCTTCTGACCTTGCAGATACAGAAATTGAAAAATTTAAGTCTCTTGCAGAAGATGTAGAGTTTAACACTGAAGAATCCTTTAGTGAAAAACTTGCAACGCTTAAGGAAAGTTACTTTCCAAAGGCAACAACTGTCGCTGAATCAGTAGATGCTGTTGATGAAAATCAGGCTTCTTTTGATACAACTGGCGCTATGAGTGCTTATATGAGTGCAATTAGCAGAAATGTAAAGCGTGCAAAATAACGATGAAAGATTCGTTTTTTATAAATATTATTAGAAAACCTAACAAGGAGAAATAAACCATGTTCCAGACAGAACATCTACAGGAAAAGTGGCAGCCAGTCCTAGAACACAATGATCTTCCAGAGATCAAAGATTCTTATAAGAAAGCGGTAACTACTGTAATCCTAGAAAACCAAGAAAAAGCACTTCGTGAGGATTCAAACTTCCTTTCAGAAGCTGCACCAACTAACGCTACCGGCGGTAACGTAGACAACTGGGATCCAATTATGATCTCATTAGTAAGACGTTCTATGCCTAACCTTATCGCATATGATATTGCTGGCGTTCAACCAATGACAGGCCCAACAGGCTTGATCTTCGCAATGCGTTCACGTTATACTAACCAAACTGGTACTGAGAACCACTATGCTGAACCAGATTCAGATTTCTCAGGTGCTGGTACACAAGCTGGTACTAACCCTGCTGTCTTGAATGACGGTTCGCCAGGTACTTATACTGGTGGTACTGGTATGACAACTGCTGCTGCAGAAGCATTAGGTGATGCATCTAACAACGCTTTCGCTGAGATGTCTTTCTCAATCGAAAAGCAAACTGTTACTGCTAAATCACGTGCTCTTAAAGCAGAATACACAATGGAACTTGCACAAGACCTTAAAGCAATCCACGGTTTGGATGCTGAAACAGAACTTGCAAACATTCTATCTGCTGAAATTCTTGCAGAAATCAACCGTGAAATCGTTCGTACAGTATATGTGACTGCTAAACCAGGCGCACAGACTGATACTGCTACTACTGGTATCTTCGACATGGACGTTGACTCAAACGGACGTTGGAGTGTTGAGAAGTTCAAAGGACTTATGTTCCAAGTAGAACGTGAAGCAAACGCTATCGCACAACAAACTCGTAGAGGAAAAGGTAACATGATTATCTGTTCATCTGATGTTGCATCTGCACTTCAAATGGCTGGACAATTAGATTACACTCCTGCTCTGAACAACAACTTGAATGTTGATGACTCAGGTTCTACATTTGCTGGTGTTCTTAACGGACGTTTCAAAGTGTATATCGACCCATATGCTGCTAATGGAGATGCTAAACAGTACTTCACAGTAGGATATAAAGGTACTTCACCTTACGATGCAGGTCTTTTCTACTGCCCATATGTTCCATTACAAATGGTTCGTGCGGTTGGTGAAAACACTTTCCAACCTAAAATCGGTTTCAAGACTCGCTACGGCTTGACTGCAAACCCATTTGCTGGTGGTGCGACTGCTCGTGGTGGTGCTTTGACTGCAAACGACAACGTATATTACAGAAGAGTACAAGTTACAAACATCATGTAATAACGATAAGAATTGGATTAAACCAATCTTTAAGGGGAGAACTTCGGTTCTCCCTTTTTTTTGTCTTATAAATAGTTATATGGAAAATATGGATTCTAACGAAGACGGTAGATGGAATTGGTACGGAGTACTAGAACCAGAGGAAAATGACGATGGCTATTAAAACAAATCCTTTAGACAGACAACCAGATAATCTGGACTTAGCTCGTCCAACTCAGTTTAGATTTTCTGTACTTAAAATACCAAACACAGAATATTTTATTACAGAGGCAAATTTGCCAGGCATCGCCTTTTCTGGTGACGCAGTGTTGAATAGTAGATTTACCGCAATCCCTATGATGGGAGATACTTTAACCTACGAACCACTTGAAATATCATTTAACGTACAGGAAAACCTACACAACTGGCGTGAGATACACGATTGGATGACAGGTATTGGATTCCCAGAAAGTACTAAACAGTATTCAGATGCTATCACTGATGCTGGAACACTACGCAGTGGTGCAGATAAAGTATCTACACTAGCTAGTGACGCAACACTTATGATTATGACTAATAAAAATAATCCTATTGTGAGAATTACCTTTAAAAATGCATATCCTACATCTTTATCTGGAATGAACTTTGATACGAAAGACACAGATGCAACAGGATTATCGGCAACAATGACTATGAATTATGACTTTTACTCATTAGAAGTTTTGGGAAACAAAGTTTAAAAGTATTATAAATATCTCAGTGAACAGGGGGATTCGACTTAGACACCCTTAATTGGTTCTCTGAATTTGAGAGAAAATATAGAACAGTAAGTTCGTTGACCCTGTTCACACCTTATAAGATGGAAATATTATGACATTAGATGAATTGCAGGCATCCGCCGAAAAAGACTTGAAGATAGATAAAATAGAACTTGGAGATGAATCTCTGAGGGCTGCATCTCTTCACCAAAAATACCTAACTATCTACAACACATTTAGACAACTTGTTCTTATGAATGAAGGGACTTATCGTGTACTCTATCGAAAGAAGTGGGAGTACTACGGTGGTAAAGCTGATGCAACTGTGTATCGTGACAACCCATTCGACCATAAAATTCTAAAAGCAGACCTACCCATCTATCTGGAATCTGATGAAGACCTTATCAAGGCAAAACAGAAGGTAGAATATTACAAAATATGTCAAGACACTTGTGAACGTATTCTAAAACAAGTCGGCAATCGTAATTGGGAAATCAAAAATGCTATTGAGTGGCGCAAGTTTGTGGATGGTGTTGTATAAGTGACTAAGGTAACAAAGAAGAACGAGGTTTACTTAGAGGTAAGTACTGAACCCTCTACCGCTCGTTCACTATCAGATCATTTTACATTTGAAGTGCCAGGCGCTAAGTTTATGCCTGCATATAGAAATCGCATTTGGGATGGAAAGATACGACTGTATTCTGCACAGACAGGAGAGTTGTATCTTGGATTGTTATCATATCTGCAAAAGTGGTTAGAAGATTGGGAAGAACCCTATGAAATTAGTGAGGAATTAAAGGATGAAAAACAACTCGACAGAGAAATACTTAACGGATTTATCAATGGACTCAAACTTGAGTCTAGAGGAAAACCTATTAAACCTCGTGACTATCAAGTTGATGCCGTGGATTTTGCTATTAGAAAACATCGTGCCTTGCTTCTTAGCCCTACTGCTTCTGGGAAATCGTTAATAATATACATTCTTGTGCGTTACTATAAGTTGCTTTTAAAGGACAAAGAAACAGACAAGACTCTTATACTAGTTCCTACTACATCTCTAGTAGAACAGATGTACTCAGACTTTGTTGATTATGGTTGGTCTGAGAACAACATGCAGAGAGTGTATAGTGGACATGACAGGGAAGTCTCAAGGCCTGTAGTAATATCTACATGGCAATCATTATACAAGATGCCCAAATCATACTTTGATAGTTTTGGATTGGTTATTGGAGATGAGGCACATTTATTTAAGTCTAAATCCTTGACTTCTATCCTAACCAAACTAGATCAATGTAAGTATAGGTTTGGATTGACAGGCACCTTGGATGGTATGCAAACACACAGACTTGTTCTGGAAGGATTGTTTGGAACACTAAATAAAGTCATATCTACTAAGAAACTAATTGATGAGAAGACACTTGCCGAATTCAAAATCAAATCCTTAGTTCTAACTTACTCTGAAGAAGAGTGTAAGAATGTTAAGGGAATGAGTTATCAAGATGAAATGGATTACATCGTAACACACGAGAAACGAAATAAATTCATAAAAGACTTGACACTTAACCTAAAGGGTAATACACTAGTACTGTTCCAGTATGTAGAGAAACATGGTAATGTTCTTCATAAGATGATATCAGAAGCTACGGACAGGAAAGTGTTTTATGTCTACGGTGGTACTGATACGAACACAAGGGAAGACATTCGTGCTATTACTGAAAAAGAAAAGAGTGCAATTATTGTTGCGTCTTATGGTACTTTTTCTACTGGTATCAATATCCGTAACCTTCACAACATCGTGTTCTCAAGTCCTAGCAAGTCTAGAGTCCGTACCTTGCAGAGTATTGGCAGAGGATTGCGTAAGAGTGAAAGTAAAGATACCGCCACCCTCTACGATATTGCAGATGACTTTACCCACAAATCAAAAAGAAACTTTACCATAAACCACTTTCAAGAACGCATAAATATATACGCAGAGGAAGAGTTCGATTACGAAATTACAAGGATAAGAATAAAATGATTGACGAAAACATTATTCTAAAGTTATCAAGTGGTGAAGAAATTGTATGCAGATTGGTAGGGGATGAACATCCAAGGACATTTGAAATTACAAATCCTTTGATGGTTAGTGCTGTACCAAAGTTAACAAGAGAAGGTATTGAAGAATCAATCTCTTTAAGAAGGTGGATACACTTTGCAGATGAAGAAGTGTTTAGTGTTAATAAGAGTAGTGTGATTGTTAAAGCAGATGCATCAGTTGGACTATCTAAGTTCTATGAAGCTTGTGTTCTAAGGATGTTATCTGAGGAAGAAGATAGTTGGGGACATTGGAGAGAACCTACTGAAGATGAATTAGATGAGATAGAGATGGAAGAAGCTCTAGAGACATATTCTATGATGTCTAAAACTATACACTAAATCTATTATTCTCTAAAGGGTACATACCCATTATACAACCGTGTCAAGGGGTTGTCAACAGTTTTTAGTAAATAAACTTAAATTTATTTTTCTATTGACTTTCTTCTGTAAAAGTGTATACTATATGAATAGTTGTAAATTATATGCAACAAATATGTGGAGTTATAATGGCTAAAAAACAAAAGGGTGTTCACTACGTCAATAATGCAGACTTTCTTGCCGCCATGGCAGAATGGAAAGATAGATGCAAAGACGCTGAGGAACTAGGTGACCCACAACCACCTGTTACTAATTACATTGGTGAATGCTTTCTAAAGATTGCAAATCACTTATCGTATAGACCAAATTTCATTAACTATACTTATAGAGATGAGATGATTTCTGATGGTATTGAAAACTGTCTACAGTATTGTGGCAACTTCAACCCAGAGAAATCAAAGAATCCTTTTGCGTACTTTACTCAAATCATCTATTATGCATTCCTTCGTAGGATTGCTAAAGAGAAGAAACAGCAACACGTTAAACATCAAATCATTTCTAACATGAATGTTGACTTGATGATGGACGGCGATGATGCTGCAACTGGTTATGTAGAATATCTACAGAAAAACTTCTTACCAGATGAAGCAGTGTACAAGCCTAAAAAGAAGGTTAAGAAAGAACCAAAAGGACTTGAAAAATTTTATGATGAACAAGGTGAAGAGATAAATGAAGATAGCGCTAATAACTGATACCCACTTTGGCGCACGAAATGATAACCTAGCATTCAACGATTACTTTTATAAGTTTTGGGAAGAGGTATATTTCCCATACATAGAATCTAATGGTATTGATACGGTTATTCACTTAGGTGATGTTATGGACAGACGCAAGTTTGTTTCCTATAAGATTGCTAAAGACTTTCGTGAGAGGTTTTTACAGAAGTTTGTAGACTTAGGTGTTACTGTCCATATGATGGTTGGTAATCACGATACATTCTATAAAAACACAAATGAAGTGAACTCACTAGATGAGTTGATTAACGGTAAGTTTCCAAACATCCATACATATCCAGCAACAACTACAGTGGACTTTGACGGTACACCTATTTGTTTTATTCCTTGGATTTGCCCAGAGAACCATGCAGAGACTATGCAACATATTCAAGAAACCAAGGCACAGGTTGCAATGGGACACTTGGAGATTAATGGTTTCGAAATGCACGCTGGGGTAAAGTCTGAAAATGGATATGATAAAGGATTCCTAAAGAAATTCGATACAGTATTCAGTGGACACTTCCACAAGAAGTCTGATGATGGACAGGTATACTATCTTGGTACTACCTATCAAATGACTTGGGCTGATAATAACTGTCCCAAAGGTTTCCATGTATTTGACACAGACACCAGAGAACTAGAACGTATTGTAAATCCATACAGTATATTTGAAAAAGTATACTATGACGATTCAGTAAAAGATTTTTCTGACTTTAACGTATTGACATTAAAGGACAAGTATGTTAGAATAGTCGTTGTTAATAAAAAAGATATCTATCAGTTCGATAGGTTTGTTGACAAAGTGTTGTCCGAATCAGGCGCCCATGAGGTGAAGATTGTAGAGGACTTTAGTGAATTAGATGCATCTAATGTGTCTGATGAGATTGTTGAAAATGCAGAAGATACCATGACGGTGTTGGAGCGATATATTGATGAATTGGATGTAGAGTTAGATAAAAACAGACTAACCTCTATGATGAAATCGTTATACTTAGAAGCGAGTGACTTAGAACTTTGATTACATTTAAATTTGTACGTTGGAAGAATTTTCTTTCGACAGGGAATAACTTTACAGAAATACAGTTGGACAGAAGTTCATCTACTTTGATTATTGGAGAGAATGGTGCTGGAAAGTCTACCATTCTTGATGCATTATGCTTTGGTTTGTTCAACAAGCCATTCAGAAACATATCCAAGAAACAATTGGTGAACACTGTAAATAACGGTGGGTCTGTGGTTGAGGTCGAGTTTAACGTGGGCGGTAAGGACGTTAAGGTTATTCGTGGTATCAAACCTAATAAGTTTGAAGTATATGTTAACGATAACATGATTAATCAAGATGCAAACGCTCGTGACTATCAGAAGTATCTAGAACAACAAATTATGGGACTGAACTATCGTTCCTTTACACAAGTTGTTATTCTAGGTTCTTCTACTTTTGTACCATTCATGCAACTTACTACTAAGGCACGCCGTGAGGTTGTTGAGGATATCCTAGACATTAAGATTTTCTCTTTGATGAACTTCCTGTTAAAGAATCAAACAAAAGAACTAAATGAGAATATACGGAATACTGAGGCGCAATTTGATTTAACAAGAGAGAAGGCGTCTCTACAACAAAGATTTATAGAAGATGTTATTGAAAACAAATCTTCAATCATTGAAGAGAGTAAGTCTAAGATATCTGGAAATGAGAAATCAATCCAAACTAAAGAAGAGTCTATTGTA